TTCCTGATGAAGATCTTAACGTAGGAAGAAGAGAACCTAAAGTAGGCTCACTAAGTGAAACACAATATCAAAAATTAAATTCAATTTTTGAAAGTATTCTTCTTGCTGAGGCAAAAAGCATAACTGCTTTTGTCAAAGATTTCCTTCATACCAATGTTCCACAACTTAATACTAAAGATCCTGATATTGCCAAAGCGTTAGATAAACTTATTGCTCAAGTTCAAACTGATTGGATTAAAGACAAAGGTAAAAGTGCATTCACTAAATTAGCACAAGCAGCTTACCTCTTGGCTAAAATGCCAAGCTCTAGTGGTACTCCTAGCGCAGCTGGTGCGGGTGGACAAGGTGCACAAGGTGGTAGAACTCAGGGTGCAGGTGCACAAGGTGGTGCAGCTGGCTCTCAAGCAGCTCCTGAAATAGCACAATATACTAATAATATATTGTCACAAATTAATAGAATGCAAAGAAATGACGCGGATGATTTAGATGCTATCATTGTGAATTCTTTGCGTAGATTGTATAAAGTGAACTCTTCAGCCTATATGGATACTGTAAATCATCTTAAAACAATGCTTCAGACTAGTGCTCCGAAAACTCCTACTCCTGGACAGGCTGCACCAGCAGCGCCGGCACCAGGAACACCTAATCTATCAGTAGCCAAAGAATCTAAGAACAGAGCTAGAAAATGAATCTTGCCGAATCATTGGCTTCTCTTAGAAACAAGCTAGAAACTATTGCGGTTCCTTCATTAAATGAGGATAAAGGACACTTGGACCATCCTGAAGATTTGATATTTTTAGGCGATGTTACCGGTGCCAATCGTGCTGTAGACGCAATTGTAAAAACAGTTACAAATCCAAAAACTGTTACCATCAAGTGGGATGGTTATCCAGCTCTTATATTTGGTCGTGATACCAATGGTAAATTTAGTATCATGGACAAACACATGTTTAACAAGAAAGATGGTACTGGAAGACAAGTTTACAGTCCCGAAGAATTTAGAAAATATGACCTAGACCGTGGAGTAGATCGTTCCGATTTACATAGACTAATGGCTGAGATTTGGCCTGGTCTAGAAAAAGCAAGTAATGGCACTAAAGGATATTACTGGGGAGACTTGCTATTCAGCAAGCCCCTAGCCGATGCCAATGGATTATATACTTTTAAAGCCAATCCTAATGGTATAACATATACTGTGGACATTGCCAGTGACACTGGTAAGTTGATGAAGGGCAAGACAGCCGGTATAGCAGTTCATCAATATATAGCTCCTGAGGCCCCCAATACTGATTCAGCCGTGCCATTAGACGGTACGATAGGACAGCTTAAGAACAATAGTAATGTTGCTATTATTCCTAGTAAAATGCCTATTACTCCTAGTTTGAAACTAGATCAAAAATTATTAGCCAAGACTAAACAAGATATTTCAAAGTATGGATCGGCAGTAGACCAGTTGATGAATACTGCCCCACAAGCTAGAAATACATTTAATCAATTGTTTACAGTGTATATTAACAAGCGTATAGTAGGTGGTAACTTAAATGATTTGTTATCAGGATTTATGGAGTTTGTAGAAACTAGACCAATGACTGACAAAATGAGAGCCAAGATAGATGAACATCTACAGGCTAATAAAGAAGGGTTGATTGGTGCATTTACTATATGGATGGATATATACAATCTTAAGATGAATGTAGTTGAACAACTAAACCGAGCCGCTGAAGCTAGCCCTGTAAAAGGATATCTACAAGACGGTACTCAAACTCAAGAAGGGTTTGTTTCTAATGGTCTTAAGTTTGTAGACAGAATGGGCTTTAGTAGACAGAATTTGGCTGGAAGAACATAGTCAAAACCAGTATTTTTTACCATTTTGTATAAATAATTGTATGAGACAGTAGGTCTCAACAAATATAAGGAATTTTAAAATGGCTCAATTTACAAAAGTTAATGGTGACTTTCTACCGGTTCTAAACCTAGACACATTTGCATACACAAACAGTGGCGCCAATGCTGTTAGCAGTGCTAACACAGTTCAACCACAAGGTCCTAAGCTACAGTATTTTACTATCACCGCTACAGGTGCCTTGTCTGGTGCTCAGGTCAATATCATTACTCAGACAGTACAATCATTGGCAACAATCTATATCTATGAGTACACAGATACAACAAATGATACATTTGCTTTCGCTTCGTATCCAGCTGGTGCTTGGACAACAGCTACATTAGATACAGCAGTTAATGCTGCTCTAACTGCTGCTGGTCTTTCCAACACAACAGCTTCAACAGCTTCAGCTACATTCACAAACTAATTAGTTAGTTTTGAATTTAAAAGCCCGAGAATTATTCTTGGGCTTTTTTTATGGCTAAATAGTTGATGACTTATAGAATACAATGTTATACACTTTTTGATATAACCAATACAGGAGTACCTAACCGATCTAAACCAGCTGATGTAACAGATGAAGATACTTGGAGATTCAAAAGAAACACACAGGCAAATTTTGATACAGTATTACAATCTATATCCCTACGCTCACAACCAGATGTTGTAAATAAACCTGAAAAAATTAATATTTGCTTTGATAAATTTCAGAATTTTGGTTTTTTGTTTGAGCAATTAGAAGACGAAACTTATCCCTGTTGGCATTTTGAATTTGAAGTATATCATAACAGTGTATTTGACAATGGTATAACAGAATTTGGCTTTTTATACAATGATTGTGATAGAGTGCCTATGATATTATGTGGTACAGAATGGGATAAGTTATCCCCATTTTTAGATACTAGTCCTGAGTTACGAAATATATATTTTACATTATACCATGATTGAAGAAAAAATAGTTGATAAAATTAATAGGTTCTTGACAAAAGAGCTTGTTCAGAATATGGGTGATTTTGTTATTTTTAAAAACGAAAATAACACTTATGAGTTGTTTAACCAGTACATAATTTACCCCTATAGAAATAATAGTTATAAAATAGTTTGTAAATTTAATTCAGTTGAAAAAACATTTTCCTCTATGAAGAATGCAGTTACATGGTGTGTGTTTGATAAGAACCAAAAAATTAATGAATGCAATAGAATTCAAGAGATTGACGTATTTTTGGATAGCATTGAGCTAGAGACCATATTGTGTAAAAAATATTTAAAGAAACCAAAAAACCTAGATTCAAAGTTACTTTATCTCAACAAACTAAGGGAGAACCAAGAGAAAAAAAAGAGACTAACTGGGGAATTAGATGAATTTATCAAGTTGTCCAAGTATTGGCAAGACAAGAAATTTATTCGCAAAGACTAATAAACATGCGTTTAAGATAAATATATTATAGACTGGGAAAATATTATGAAATTAACTGACTTTGATACTAACAGCACCGCACAAAAAGCACTGAATGAAACCTATGCAATACCATTCAATGTTGAAAAAATGCCATTGCAAACCGCTGCATCAATGCTTAAGAAGGTAAGAAAGCTTACCAATGAAGCCAAACAGTCAAGAGATTTTTACAAAAATCAAACAAATCCTTCTTACATGAAATTAGTTTTCATGGAACAGGCTTTGAATTCTCATTTATATAGCTTGAAGAATTCTCCTAAACCAAGAATCGTAGTAGAGAATGAGGAAGTCGAAAAGTCACAGGTTATCTTGGCAGCACAGGATATGATTGATACTGTCCAAAAAATGTTGGAAGAAGTTAGCGATATGATGGTTAAAGAACTTCCTGCACTGGTTAATAGCATTCAATCTGAAATGGGTGTAAATGAAAGCACACAATTTAATGCACAGGCAACTGAAGCACTAACATCCTTAAGTGGTTCAATTCAACAATCCAGAGCATCACTAACCGATGCCTTGAATACCCTCACTGGTCAAGGTAGTGCAGATGCATTTTCTATGAATACTCAGCCTGAAATGTCGCCACCTGAAGAGGAAGTACAAGACATTAATATAGATACCACTGAAGTTCCCGTTGAAGAACCTGAACCACAGCCAGTTGGTGGTGCCGGCAGACTAAAGAGATAATTAATGTTTCTGTCTGAAATTGCGGAACCCAGTCCAAAGATTACTAGATTGGTTACCGTTGTCGACCAGCTTAAAACTGATTTAGATAATGGTAAAATTAAATCTCAATGGTCTGTGGATCAGCTATTGAATTACTTTAGAAAGTATGATATCATTATAGACAAAACCGATCTGTACAAAATGATTAAAAAACCTCCACTGAAAAATGTAATTTCAAATATCCAAGGTGACAAAATAGTATTTAAGGGGCAAGCTGGTGAAACACCCGATATAGAATCTACCACTCCAGACGATCAAAAAAAGATAGTCGCTCAAATGGCTAAAAATACACTTAAATGATAACAGCTACTGAAATAGCCGCTACCAAAATAAAACAACAGTTAGAACACCGAGGTAAAGGGTTGGGAATTAAAGTCGGAGTAAAAACTACCGGTTGTTCTGGTCTTGCCTACACACTAGAATTTGTTGATCAAATAGATAAAACATACGCTATATTTGAAAGTAATGGCGCGCACATTTATATAGATCCTAAACATGTCCCTTATTTGCAAGGATTAGAAATGGATTGGGTAAAGAAAGGGCTTAATGAAGGTTTTGAATTTATTAACCCGCAGGAAAAAGATCGTTGCGGTTGCGGCGAAAGTTTCAGAATATGATAGTAGAAAAATTTAAATATACTGCCCTTGACAGGGCCACTGTAGAT